AGAAACCATGCCAACAACAGTAATCACCGGTAGAGACTTATCATTCTCAATTGCCGGTTCAAACTACGATGCGCAAGCAACATCAGCAACTTTGACAGTTGATTCAACAATCAACACATATCAAACACTCGATGGAAAAGCGTATTTCACAACAGACACTCAAGGATCGTTCGCGGTCGAGATGCTCGCCGATTGGGGAGCCGCTGGATCACTTTGCGAAGCTTTGTGGACAGCTGCAACAAATGCTCCGAATACTGGCCTTTCAGTTATCTTCGGCGCAGATTCAGGCGCGTCATTTGCTTTTGACGTTCAGCCAATTTTGCCATCAGCCGGCGGCACTGCACCGGACGCACAGACAGTTTCACTTGCATTCACTTGCGTGACAACACCAATTCTCACAATCAGCTAACAAAGGAGCCGGGAGCATGAAGCTACAACTGAACATCGAATACACATCCGGAGAATCTGCGTCATACACGGCGCAGGTTCCCGAATGGCAAAAGTGGGAGCAAAAGACTGGATTTATTATTTCGCAAGCGCAGGAAAAGATTGGAATTTCTGATCTTCTCTTTTTGTCCTATCACGCTATGAAGCGAGAAGCGGCTGGAAAGCCGGTCAAGCCTTATGAAGCATGGTGCGAAACAGTGGCAGAAGTTTCGGTCGGAGAAACGATCGACCCAAAAGCTATCCAGTCGGAAGCATAAGGCGCACAGTCTGGCAGGTCGCTCTCATGAGCAATCAGCCGGTCAGTTCGTTTATTGCCGCCGAAGATATTTTGACAGTTATCGAGCTATTGGAGAAGCAAAATGGAAAGTGAAGTTGTGGCCTACGACAAGGCAGAGCTTCGCGCCATCATCAAAGCTTTTAAGGCACTCGACGATGAAGCCATAGACGCAGCTAAACAGGAGTCCAGTGCATTGGCGACATTTGTTCAAAAAAATGTTAATGAAGCTGCGACTCAACGTGGGCCAGTAGCTTCTCGCGTTGCTTCGGGATCAAAGGTTTCAAAGTCATCAAAAGTTGGTGAAATTTCGTATGGTTTCGCAGCTCAGAGATTTTCCGGCGGCGCAACGACTCGCGATCTTTGGGGTGGCACAGAATTTGGATCAAACAAATTTCGTCAGTTTCCAATTTGGTCAGGTCGTGAAGGTCGTGGATCAAAAGGTTGGTTTATTTATCCCACTCTCAGAAGATTACAGCCGGACATTTTGAAAAAGTGGGAAGAGGCCTTTTCTAAGATTGTGAAGGTGTGGTGATGGTCGCTCAAGGTTCAAGAACACTTAAGCTTTCGATTCTTGCGGATGTCGCCAATCTAACAAAAGGATTGACGCAAGGTTCTGCGGACGTAGAAACATTTGGAAGCAAAATTAGCGACTTTGGCAAAAAAGCCGGAATTGCCTTTGCAGCCGCCGCCGCTGCCGCCGGCGCTTACGCAATCAAAATTGGTATTGATGGAGTCAAGTCAGCCGTTGAAGATGAACAAGCTCAAGTCAAGCTTGCCGGAGCCTTGCGAGCCGCAACAGGTGCAACGAATGAACAAGTGGCAGCGGTCGAACGACAAATTACAAAAACAGCTCTTGCCACTGGAGTTGCAGACGATCAACTTCGTCCGGCTTTGGCGCGCTTGTCTCTCTCGACAATGGATTCTGCCAAAGCTCAGGATTTGCTTAATCTTTCACTTGATATATCAGCACGTACTGGAAAGCCTCTTGAAGGGGTTGCTAACGCACTTGGAAAAGCTTATGACGGCAATGCAGCTTCACTTGGCAAATTAGGAATCGGACTATCTGCCGCGGAACTTAAAGCCATGTCATTCACAGATGTGCAATCTAAACTTTCCGATTTATTTGGTGGAGCAGCCGCTCAAAATGCCGAAACATTTCAAGGACGAATGGATCGTCTTAAAGTGGCTTTTGACGAATCAGTGGAAACAATTGGATTTGCTCTTTTGCCAATTCTTTCAAAGCTTCTTGAAGCATTCACAACCTACATCTTGCCAATTGTTGAGAAAGTCTCAAGCGCAATTTCAGACAGAAAAGAAGGACTAGTTGGAGCCTTTGATAACGTCGTTTCAGTTATTAAGTCTTATGTCATGCCAATTTTTGAAGGAGCTGTCGCTGTCTTTAACAAGGTTCAAAAAGCTATCAAAGACAATATCGATGAATTTCAAAGCTTTTTTGATGTTGTGAAATACGCAGCTCCTATAATCGGCGAAGTTATAGGTGGCGCTTTGAAAGTTGTTGCTGAGATTGCTTCGGTTGTAATAAACGTCATTGGAAAAGTATTAGCAGCAATCAAACCGCTTTTGAACACTGCAATTGATGGAATCAACCTAGTCATTCGAGGACTAAACATTATCAATCCATTTTCGGATATTCCTTTTCTACCACGCATAGGCGAATCCGCCGGTGGTTCATCTGGCGTTCCCGGAGCAATCAGCGGCGGCGGCACAACAGCTTCTTCATCAACTTCTGCTCTCATGGGCGGCTTTAACATTCCTTCATCGGGATCATCCGGTGTTTTAGGTTCTTCATCGGGTTCCTCATCAAGTTCTTCATCAAGTTCTTCATCGGGTTCATCGGGCTACGTTGATCCACTTAAGCTGGTCAACGACTTGACTAAACTGAATGACAAGGCAACAGTCCTGACCAACAAAGTTAGAGCCGGCACAATTTCTGATGCTGCTGCTCGCACACAACTCGCCGCTATTGAAAAACAAGCCGCTCTCCTATCTGGACAAGCTGACACAGTTATTGGCAATAGTTCATTCAATGCAGGATCGTTTCGAATGGCTGATGCAGCATCAATGACCACAATCAATCTCACAGTCAATGGCGCAATCGATTCCGAAGGAACATCACGCACAATCGTCGAGACTCTTAATGATTCTTATTATCGCGGCACATTGGGCGGCGGAGCAGTGGTTGGAGCGTTCTCAAGACTATGACGCAATTTAGTCCGGTATGGAATGTTTTACTGAATGGTATTTCAATAACCGATTCGGTTCTTTCGTCATTGACAATTACTTCCGGACGAACCAACATTTATGAACAAGCTACGGCTGGATATTGCAATCTTACTCTTGTCAATCTGAATCAGGCTCCAATCGCCATCGAAATCAATGATTCAATCACAGTGGAATTGCAGAATTCGTCGGCGGTATTTGTGCCTATATTTGGTGGCACAATCACTGATCTTGGAATTCAAGTGGCCGAAGTTGGCGGCATTGGATACACACAGCGAATAAATCTGATTGCTCTCGGTGCGCTTTCACGGCTTCCAAAGATTTTGACAAATGGGGTTCTTGCCAAAGACTTTGATGGAGAGCAGATATATGACGTACTTCAATCCGTTCTTTTCTCTCGTTGGAATCAGGTTCCAGCAGCTTTGCAGTGGCAGAATGTTGATCCGGCGTTGCAATGGAATGACGCTTTCAATACTGGACTTGGCGAGATAGATCGACCAGGAGACTATGAGCTGGCAGCACGTGCATCAAGCCGAACAGATGTATATTCATTGGTCAGCGCTCTGGCGACGTCCGGTCTTGGAACAATTGGCGAAGATGCGAGCGGTCGCATATTCTACGCAGATTCGACTCATCGATCCACCTATCTTTCACTCAATGGCTATGTTGAGTTATCAGCCAATAATGCTCAAGGTTCTGGACTTGAAATCAAGACACGTGCTGGAGATGTTCGCAATTCAATAACCATCAAATACAACGCAACATCCACAGCTGAAAAATCGGCCAGTGATGCAGACTCAATTGCAATCTTTGGCGAGCTTGGACAAATTATCACCACCACTTTGCACAATGCAGCGGATGCAGAATCGCAAGCCGATTTCTATTTGTCGCTTCGTGCTTATCCTCAAGCCGCTTTTACAAATATCACGTATCAGCTCACAAATCCAGAGATTGACAATTCGGATCGCAATAATCTGATTGGCCTGTTTATGGGAATGCCAGTGTCAATTAGTGATTTGCCGTTAAACATGGTCAGCGGCAATTTCTTGGGATTCGTTGAAGGATGGACATTCCAAGCGGCATACAACGAAATTTCAGTCACCATGAATCTCTCTCCAATTTCATTTAGCTTGCAAGCTATGAATTGGCAAAGTGTTCCAGTGACCGAACAATGGAGCACAATCAATCCGACGCTCGATTGGGCTTCGGCAACTATCGTGAGTTAAGGAGAAAAAATGAGCAATCCAACGACCCCATTCAACTGGCAAATGCCACAATCGACCGATCTTGTCACGGATTTGCCAGCTGACTTTGAAGTTTTTGGTCAAGCTGTTGCAACATCAATGGCTGATTTATTAGGTGGCACAACTGGTCAAGTCTTGAAGAAAAATTCAAATACTGACATGGATTTTGTGTGGTCAGCTGATGCCGCTGGCATGACTAACCCAATGACCACAACAGGTGACACAATTTATTCATCTAGTGGTTCAACACCTGCTCGCCTCGGCATTGGCAGCACAGGACAAGTGCTTACAGTTTCAGGCGGATTGCCAAGTTGGGCAACTCCAGCAAGCGGTAATATTACTTGGACTGCGCGTTCAGGTTTAGATAATACCCCTTTTCAAGTTGCTTACAATGGCACTAATTTATATGTTTTAGTTGGTGGCGGTGGAATACTTTACACTTCTACAGACGGCATCACTTGGACTTCAAGAACTTCAGGTTTTGGTACAAATAGTATAAATTCAGTTGCTTATGGAAATGGTTTATTTGTTGCAGTCGGAGCAAATGGAACAATTACAACTTCAACAGACGGCATCACTTGGACTGCTCGCACTTCTAATATGGGAACTAATCAAATTAACCATGTTATTTATGCTAATTCAATTTGGGTCGCTGTTGGTGTAGGCGGCGGTACAACAAACACAGGCGGAATTACATATTCAACAGATGGCATTACTTGGACAAGAAAATCTCAATCTTTAACAGTTGGCACTACTTATGGAATGGTGGCGTGGAACGGCACTAATTTTGTAATTGGCGCGGATGTAAGCACAAATAATTATTTGTATGCATCAACTCCATCTGGAACTTGGACAGTAGGCAATACTGGTGTGAGTTCGGGTATTTATGGTCTCTATTGGGATGGAACAAGACACATCGCTCTGTATGCTACTGGTGCAGCAGGTTATTCCACAAGTACGACTTTGGGAACAACTACGCAATTTACAAATATAACAAATTTACAAAGTAGCGGGGATGATTCAACAAAAGCCTTCAATTACTATTACGACGGAAAAATCTATTCCTCCGTTACTGCTGGTAATGGTGGCACAAATAGCGATTGGTCAACGACTCCATTCCAAACAAATTATGCTTTAACTGGAACAAAGTATTTATCACCTGGCGCTATAAGAACGACTACATCTAGATTTCTCTATGTTGGACCAGTAGGTCAAATCGTGTTTTCTGGCAATATGGTTTATACATCTTTCTAAGGAG